ATATAATAGTAGTATATTAAATGATTTATTCTAATAAAAATGATTATTATTTAAATCTTATTGAAAATAGTTATGATTCCAATAAAAAAATTAATAAAATTAAAAAATTAATTAATAATATCAAGGAACCTAATATCAAAAAAATTTTTAATAAAAAATTAAATGATATTTTAAATAAAAAAAAAAGCGGTGGGTCATTAAATAAAAAATTAATGAAATTTTCTAAATCTGTTATGAATAATTCTTATCTAAAAAGAATTGATAATTATATTGATAATAATATTAATAATACATTAAATACTATAAATAATACTACAGATAATACAGATAATACAAATACTACTGATTCTTTATTTACTAAAAGTATTAATTATTTAATACCTTCTTCTAATAATAATTCTCTAAATAATAATTTATTTTCTACTAAAGTTGATGGTAATAATGTTCATGTTAGTAGTACTAATCAAACAGGTGGTTATAAAACTGATTCTGATTCTGATCCGAATGATTCTGATTCTGATTCTGATTCTGATTCTGATTCTGATTCTAATATTAGAGATAATGTAAATGATAATATAAATGCTAATGATAATGATAAAGATGATGATAAAGATGATGATAAAGATAATATAAATGCTAATGATGATGATAAAGATGAAGTTTCTAATATACCACCACCTTCTAGTGAATTAAATCAAAATATACAAAAAAATTATAATGGTAAAGTTGTACAAGGTAGTGGAAAAAATATAAGTTATCCTAGAGAATTACAATTATTACCATCAACATTAAGTAATTTAACAAAAAAAGATACGAATGATTTTAAATATCATATTCAAAATTTACAAGATAAATTAAATTTGGTTAATGATTCTGAAAAAAATTATAATTTATATATTAATGAAAAAAATAAACTTCTTATAGATAATAACAAAAAAAATGAAAAAATAATAGAAAGTCAAACTAATAAAAATATTTCTACTATTTATACATTATTAGGATATTTAGCTAAAACAAGTTATGAACTTTTTATTAAATTTATATCATGGTTTGGTACATTTATTTCTTATATTACTACAACTTTTTTTAAAATTATTGATAGTAAATTAGCTGAAAATGTTTGGTATATAATATTTGCAATAATTGCATTTGCAGTATTTATTTTATTAATATTATTTGGATTACAATCAGTTGGTTTAGTTTCAATAGATATAGGGGGATTATTTAAAAGAAAAAAGAAAGATGATAAAAAAGATGATGATGTCGGTTCAGGGGAAGGGCAAGGGGAAGGGGAAGAGGAAGGGGAAGAAGATGATATAAGTCAAGAAAATACATCTCGATCTTCGGATAGTAAATCTAATTATAATTTTTCATTATCTAATTTATTAAATGATCCGTTTAATTTTGGACAAGAAGTTTTAAATAAATGTGACAATATAATTAATGAAACTCAAAAAAAATATGTATCAACTATCAAAGAAACAGTTGTTGAAACTACTAACACATCATTAGATGATATTTATGATACAAAAGAAAGAGTCTTAGATAATAAGGGTCGTATTGGATTTGAAAATTCACGATCTATGGAATTTATTGAATATAATTATTTTAAAAATAAAGATAATTTAGATAAAGATAAAGCTAAAAATATTTTTGAACCAAAAAAAATTACTTTTAATTTAGAAGAGATTGATAAAAAAAATATGGATATTAATGAATTAAAACCAGAACAAGAAATAGAATTAGAATTAGAAAAAAAATATAAAATTACATTAGATTATAATAATAATAAAGATAAATATAAATTAGATACATCTAATATTACATATAAAGATGGAGAAGAAACAAAAAAATTAGAAAAATTAAGAGAAACTTGTAATTAGATAATTATAAAATATATATTTTTATATAATATAATTAAGGATAGTAAATATGTCTTCTACAGAAACAAATACTAAAACTAAAAAAAATTTTAAAGAATCTGTAAATTATAAATATAATGAAACAGAAAATATAGAAACAGTTGAAAATTGTGCTCTGATAAATAATAATCCATGGTTGATAAAAAATAAAAAACAAAAATGCTGTGATTATATTGATTTAATAAAAAATAAAATAAATGAATTTAATTCAAAAGAATTATATAAAGTAAAAGATATAAATAAGAATTATCAAGAAAAATGGTATGATTGGTTTACTATATCAAATTATCATATTGGTAATAATTATAAAGATTTTTTAAAACCATGTAAATATAATTATGTACCAATAAATAATGATATAAAAAAATGTATACATAAAAAAGATTTTGATTATGCTTCAATTGAAAATACTTTTTCATATACACCAATATCTATTATATTTTTATTAGGTTGTAATGAAGAACAATTAATAGAAATATATTTATATGAATTAATTAAAACAATTAAAAATAAATCACCAGATGATGATCTTGATCTAATTGATGAATTTAAAAATATAGAGTTTGATAAAAAAAATAACGTTGAATTAATAAAAGATTTAAAAGAAATTTTAGATACAACAAAAATTTATGAAGATGTTAAAAATGTAATTAATGATTCTATAGATGTAATCATTAAAGAAGAAACAAAATTAAATGAAATTTTAGATTATTTATTAATACCATATAATAATAATAATAAAAAAATAATTAAAAAACCTAATTTTTTATTTGTAAATAATAAAGAGATAACTAGTAATAATAATAGCGATGATGAATATTTATATTTAGATGAATCTAAAAATAAAATGGTTTTTAATTATTTAAAATATGCTAAAAATAAAATTGCAAATATATTTAAAGAGGATAATAATGATAATGAAGAAATAATAGATAATTTTAAGGAAAAATTAGTTTGGTATGAAGATAAAGAAGAACATAAAATTTTATTTAAATTATTAGAAAGAGCTTGTTATATTTGTTTTACAAATAATGCTATTACAAATAAAAAAGAAGAATTATATAATAAAGAAATTAAAAAAAGTATAGGTGAAGGTATAAATATAACTGAAAAAAATACTAAAAATTATATAAATACTGATAATACTAATGATTTAGATAGTAATAGTAATAGTAATAGTAATAGTAATAGTAATAGTAATAGTACTAAATATAAAGAAGGATGTAAACCAGATAGAATTAATATAGAGTTATTAGATAATAATTTTGTACATTCAATATTAAGTTATTTAACATATTTTATTGCTATTGTAATAATTATATTTTATATTTTATTTATATATATAATTGTTATAGCTGCATGGAGTTCATTTGCAAATGTATTTAATTATATATTTTTTGGTATATATTATATTTTAAATACAATTTATATTTTATTTTATAGAATATTTATAAATAAAGAATATAGAGATACTAAACAAGATATTATCAATATACATAAAAAATCTTTAGAATTTGAAATATTATGGAATAGATTATTATTATTTAGTACTGTTTTTATTAAAAATAAAAAAGCACCTATAGTAATACTTGTATTATTATCATTAGTTATAATTACAATAACAATTATATATATATTATATGATAATATTAAAATATTTTAAATAAAAATGATTAATTAATATTAAAAATATAATTATATTAATAATATGACAAATTATATTTTACCTGATAATGATAAATTAATAGCAGGAATAGATGAATCTAATAGAGGTGGATTAATAGGAGAAGTAGTTTGTGCATGTTGTGTTTTAAAAAAAGCAGAAACAGATGAAGAAATTAAAATTTATAATCAAATTAAAGATTCTAAAAAATTATCAAAAAAAAAAAGAAAGTTTTTAGCAGAATATATTAAAGAAAATGCAATTACTTATGGTATTGCATCAGGTTCTCTTGAAGAAATTGAAAATATTAATATATTAAATACAACTTTAAAAACTATGGTTAGAGCAACAGATATTGCATATAAAAAATATAAATTTGATGAAATATATATAGATGGTCCTTATTATAATGGTTATATTCCACCAGGTGAAAATTCAGATATGATACCACATAAATGTATTAATAAAGGAGATTCATTATATACTAATATAGCAGCAGCATCTATTTTAGCAAAAGAAAAACATACTGAAAATATTATAGAATTAGTAAATAATAATAAAGAATTAGAAAAATATGATTTATTAAATAATCAAGGTTATGGAACTAAAAAACATTTAGATGCTATTAAATTGTATGGTATTACAAAATTTCATAGAAAAAATTATAAATGCTGTAGTTCTATATAGATTTATTTTAGAATAAAAAATATTTTATTTTTTTATATATAATAGAAAAAAAATGATATAAATTAAATTATAATTATATTAATTATAAATGAATAAAGTTCAACAGACTGTTCAATCTGTAGTTATTATTAATTTTAAAATTTTAAAGAATAAATTCTTTTGTGATTGTACAAGTATTAATAATTGTTATTGTATTAATCAAAATACAATTAATATTTTAAAAAGACAAAAAATAACTAAAAATAAGAGTGATATACATTATAAAAAATTATTTAATCAATGGAAATTAGAATAAATAATAAATAATTAATTATATATATATTTTTTATTTTAATTATATTAAATAGATAATATTATGATTAATTTTAAAGATCATCCAGAATTTAAACCTAATATAACACCAAAACAAATGTTTGAAATAGGTATAATGGGTGGTACATATTTTCGTAAAATTAAATCACCAAAAACAGGTAAAATTTATAAAAATCATCATAAAAAATTTAAATTTTTAAATAATATACCAAATGAAAAATTAATACAACAAAAATATGATAAAAATATAAATTATTATAAAGTTGAAGTTGGTACTAGTTATGAATTTTGGATGGAAAAAGGATGGATTAAAGAAAAATTTGATCCTTATGGTTGGATACAATGGTATTGTAATTTTTATAATGGAAGAAGAACAGAAGATGATAGAAGACAAATAAATCGATGGAAAAAATCAGCAGGACCTAAAGGTAGATTTAGAAATCAATTACAAAGAAAAATAAATGAAGTTGGAAAAAATGATCCCAATATTTATCCAAGATTAAGACAAACTTTATTACATTGGGGTTTAGATAGTAGAAAAATGAAAGTTAAGAAATAAAAAAATATTTTTTCTAAAATAGAGTTAATCAATTTAATAGTAAATTATAAAATTATTTATAATCTTATATATATTAAAAAAGTACATTTCATTAAAAATTTTAAAATTTTAAAATTTATTTTAAAA